GAATATCATATTGTATGAACCACCACGAACTGCACTAGATGATGTAGATGATGCAACAACTCTAGAACCATTCTCTAAATCGAGAGAACCTTTGTTCCAAGACATTACACCTTGTTGTAGCCATTTTGGTAAATTTTCATATGCGAGTTGTAACCTAGAAAGAATATCTCTTGCAGTTGAAGCTTTGTTTGCAAGTATCGCTACATTCATATTTGAGTTGAATAAAACATAATATAAAATGTAAGAAACAAGTGTTGTAGATTTACCACTTTGTCTAGGCATCTTACATATTGTAAAACGATTGTTATGAACTGTACCAACCATCTCTTTTTGAAATGGAAACATCTTGAAAGGAACTAAACCCTCATCTAGTGATACAATTCTAATATAATTACCTATAAAATATAGTGGATCTTTCATACATTTCTGGTATTCAAGAATCTGATCTTTTGTCCATTCTACAGGAACATTAGATTTTTTTAGTAGAGGATTTCCTAGATAGTGGTCAACTTGTGACATAGTTTATCTCTTGTCACCCTTTAACATTTTTTGTAACTCAGCTGTACTTCCTACGAATAATGCGTTAGTTACATTTTTGGGTGCATTACTTGGAACTTCTTTTAACTTCTGCATTTTTAATTGTAAATCTACAAGTTTTTCATTTACCTCTGCAACCTGTTTTATAAGATTACCAGCAACCTCGTATGATCTTGGTGTTTCACTTTCTCTTGCAAGATCAAGAATACCTGTGATTGCATCTTGACCTCTTTCTATTAAATTATAAAAGTTTTCTCTCTGATACTTATAGTCATTATTTATATCCTCATCATTTAGTTTTGTTTCTGGAACAACTATTTCTCTTGGTGGAGTTACATCTTTTGTTGCATTTTCTACAACATCTGTTATTCCTAAAACATCATCTAAAATATCGGATTGTGTTTTCATAACTATGCATCATCAGTATCTGTACCAGTTTTCTCATCATAGTTCTTTGCATCTTGAAAAAATGAAGTAACTTCGTTAAATCCAAAGTTATCTTCATCTGATGGATCAAAAGCTGTAGGAGCTACATTTGATGGAGTTGGTGTTACAGAATACCTCTGTTCTCTTTTTGGTGCGTTTACTGGAAGGTCTGCATATTGATCTACTTGAACTCTTCTAATAACATTAGATGCACTTACTGGGCCGTACATATAATATTTTGCAGTAAATGATAAAGTGTAAATGATAGATCTTCTAGATGTAAAAGAACCCTCATAATCATCTTCGTAACCGACACTATTTAAAATAATTGGTACATCACGAATTATATCTAACTCTGGAATTTCTTTCATAGTTACTGTATAGTCTGGTTGAAAGAATGGTAGTATCTGTTCTACAATTTGTAATGCATCATCAGAGTTTTTAGATAAAACATATAATTCAAAATTTATATTGTAAGGTACAGGCATAAAACCAGATTTAACTTGATTATTGTCTATACCATCTGCGACTTTTTTAACTTTAACTGTTTTTTGTAATTTTCTTGCTGGATCATATGCAATACCAGAAATTTCAAAACCAATTCTTGGTAGTGTTACTGCAACCTTTTTACTTAGGTTAGGATCTTCAGTAAGTCTTGATAACCATTTTTGTTTAGGCCCATATGCAAGAGGAACTTTCATAGATTGAACTATGTTTCCACTTCCATCTTTTTTGTGCAGTTGTATTGTATTAAATAGTGTTCCAAATGCAACTACCACATTTCGTGTTGATTGATTATAAAAGTATTGTCCTAGCATATTATCTCATCCCAGCATCACCAAAAGGATTTCCTTCTGTGAAGTCTAATATATTATCATCTAAAGTTTCAAAAATATCATTTTGTGAATTTTCGTCTATTGTTCCTAATTTAGCAATCTCCTGTATTATATAGGTAGGTGGTGCATTCTCAACTTCACTTTCCATAATTATAGAACCTACACCAGTTGTTGATGGAGAAAGACGAATTGTTTCTGCTTCTAATGATATCCTATTGAGTTGGTCTAAACTATTATCTTTATCTATATTATCAAGTTCTACAATACCAGTATCAATCTTTTCAGAACCATACTCAAAAGATTTGCATTTTAATTTATATGTGGGTAAATTATTGACTTGATAAAATGGATCATCATGGTCTACAAAAGTAATTTCAAATAACTTATTACCTCTAGCCCAATAAATCAAATCACCTTCATTAGGTCTTGCATTTGTAACTAGGTTATTATCAATTGCAACAAATTGTTCCCATCTTCTTCTTGCAACAACAAATGTTGCATCATCTTGAATATCTAAACCAAATTTAGACATGAGTTCTTTTTCTCCCTCATATCCATCATTTGTTTCTAAATACATTTCGATAACATAAGAAGTTTCAAAAGAAGAACTTAAATCTTCTTCAAAGACAGTATTTGTACCAGCCATTTTTCTTGGAATATAGTAAACATCTTGACCATAGATTTTTAATTGTTCTATTATAAGATCTTCGTATAGATCTCTTTCTGGTCTAGTTCCTGTATCGAAATATACATTAGTAGGCATAATCTATCCCACCATATATGTTGGGGGTAATTCGTATGCAAGTTGTATCTGTTCTTCTAATCTATTTAATTCTTCTTGTGCTTGTGTATATATTTGTTCACCATTCATAGTCACACCACCTAACATTTGCACACCTTGAAACTTAGATAAGTTTGCACCCCATTGTCTTTTAATTAGTTGTGTCGCATATTTTTTCAAAAATATATCATTCCATATATCAGAATATGTTGCTGGATCTAATTTACGATAACACTCTATAATAATATATTCATCAGCAGAAATATCTGTTTGAAAATCCATATCTAGATATAATCTATTTTGGTGTTGATTATGTCTTATAGGAACTTCTCCAACAAGTATGTGATCTAAAAAGTCTAAATGTTTCATTGTCATTTCATAATGAATAACAGATGTAGAGCTAAAGTCATACAAATCATTAAGTCTAAGTTGATATTTTAAATCAAACATATTTAAAGCGTGTTTGTCTGTCATTGGAAAAACTTTTACAATTGACATAATACTAGAGGGAACTGGAATATAATTCTTTTGTTCTTTCCAAGTTGCAGTTGTTGAACCATCAACATCTGTTACCTGTGCTAAAGAATTATCACTTCTTGCTCTTGTTATATCAGCTTCTGTAACTTGATATTTAAGATACATTCTTTCAACACCATCATAATGATATTGAGAGAAGTATTGTAATGCTTCATCTATTCTATCATCTACTTGGTCTGGATCAACATTGATTTCGATTACAGGCTTACCCAAACTTCTAAGACAGTAATCTTTAAATGTTGCTCTTGTTGTTGGTGTTCCCATTGTTTTTTCCTAATTTTAAAATGGACTGAGTCTTGTAGCTGCACAACCATTAACAGGTATTATCGTACAATTTCCACTTGCATCAACTATTTGGTGACTATCTTGGGCAGTTAGTAATTTAGTATTTGTTATTGCAGTTAATGCTGATGTTGATGGTGTAAAATTACTAGTATATACTGGTGATCCAACCACAAGTCTAAAATTAGATATATGACCAGTAAGAACAGCATATTGTGCATATCCACCACCAATTGCAAGTCTATTATAAGTAATATTTGTAGAATTTGTAAAGGTTGAACCAAATGGCATATGTGTGCCATTAAAATATACTTTTATTTCATTACTATGTCTAACAATAGCCATGTGATACCATGTTAAAGGATTTATTATGGCACTACCACTTGTTTGCATAAAACCACTTCCAGAAGTAATATTACTTACATTAAATGAACCACCAGAAGGTGTGGTACTACCTTTTGAATGATACATTGTAAAACCATTGGCTGCACTAGTGGCTCCAGAAGAGGGAAATGGTACATAACTACTTGATGAAAATGACCAATGACCATTGTATTCATAAGTTTCATTATAGTTTTGATAAAGTCCATACATACCTTTATCCATGAACCAATATTCTATACAAAAATCACCAGAACCTAATTGTATATCACTATCATCTACATAGATATAACGATTAGTATAATCATCACTTTCTATAGAACCACTGCCCTGATCAAATGGAGTTACATAACTACCCTTTGGTAAACCAGATTGAGTTAAAGTATGATTAAAAGAGCTACTATCTGTTAAATCAGCCGATGAAACAGCTTGTTGGTCAGTTTCTACTGTTCCGGCTTCTGTTAAAGTAATTGAATTATCAGATTCATCTACAGAAGTACCAGAATAATGTCCTCTCAATAATGTTAACAGTTCAGTTTGTGCAGCTGTAGGATTACTTACATTGGCTGTTACTTCATAAGTTCCACCAGTTTTATTAATATTTCTAGGTGGTGTAAATGCTCCAGTATAAACTGCTTTTGAACAATGTCTAAATTGTGAATAAGAAATTCCACCATGTAAACCATAACCAGTAGTTGCATGAGAGCCATTGATCGCAAGTTTTCCATCATTAATATTAGCACTAGCACCAGATGTAGTTGAAGCTATTTCTACTCCATCAATGTAAGCTTTTATATTGCCACCTGTTCTAACCACAGCCGCATGATACCATCTGTGTAAATCTAATCCAACACCAGTAGTGCCATGCTGTGCCCACGTACCACTATATCTTAAACCAATACTAGTAGGACTACTACCAGTACCTTGACTAATACCTAGTATAATATCTTGGTAGTGAAAGAGAATATAATATGAAGTAGCACTACTGAAGCTTTTAAACTTATAATAAAATTCAATAGTAAAATCACCAGTTCCTACCTCAAGAGCAGCATCATCCATAGATATTCTACCATATCTACTAGTCATATATGCAGCTCCACCAGTTTCATATTTTGGTGTTATTCCTTGTAGAGTTAAAAGTTTAGTATTTGTTATTGCAGTTAATTGACGAGTAGGTACATCAAAAGTAGGTACAAATGGAGTATCTGTACTTGCAGTTCCAGCTTCTACTGATGTAAGAGGAACACTATTACCACTTCTATCTGCTGGTGATCCACTATGTTGTTGAAATGCTAACAATGATGTTCCAGATATTGCAGTTAAGGGAGAAGTTGGTGGAGTAAAAGCACTAGTATAAACTGCTGTACCTTTGACTATACGTAAATTACTTAATTTCATGCCACTGTCACGATAGTAACCATCACTTCTTCGACCTATATGAATATCATTTTCATCATAACCATAATCAGTAGATGATCCTGTAGTAATAGTTTCACGCAGAACGCCATTTTTGTAAATTTTAGCTAATGTTGCACTTTCTTTTACATAAGCAATGTGATTCCATACACCATTATCACTACTAGACCACCAATTTAAACTATTCCACGCAGAACCATCATTGTAAAAAGCATAACTATTACCATTATCTGTGACAAATTGATCGTGAAATCCACCAACTAAACCAAAATCTATGAGCGACCACGTAGTTGATGAGGTGTTAATCCAAGCTTCTATTGTCCAAGCACCAGTACCTAAATCTAATCCTTGACCAGCAGTTGTGTAAGTTCCACCAGATCCTATTATATCTGAACTATTTATTTTATATACAGGGCCTCCAGTAAATGAACCATAATAATTAGTAGGACTTGCAGGCGAATAAGCATTTGATCCAACAACTTGTCTATAATTGGATATGTAACCCCACATACCAGTACTCAAATCTTTTTCAGTACCTAAGTATACTTTATTACCTGTGTAATTATTAGAGTCAGAATATGATGTTGATTGTTCTTTTCCATTAACATACATTTTTGTTACATTAGATGCTTTTTGTACAGCAACATGATTCCAAGTTCTAGCACTTACTGCCTCTGATGTAATTCTGTAACCACTATTTGCATAAAATCTGAATTGACCAGATCCATTAGTATTGAGCATTAAACTAGTACTATGATTTTCTCTCATATCAAAAATACACCCAGCAGCATTATAATTATCAGACCATACCCAAAATTCTATTGTAAAATCATTAGTGCCAATAACTAAATCATTAGAAGCTGGTGATATAATACTATGACCAGCGCCAGCAATAACGTCATTTCCACCATAAAAGAAAACAGAACCACTTACATCAAAACTTAATGTAAAAGTTTGTGCAGTTGTGGCGGCGTTTAAAGAATCAGTTGCAGAAAACGTGAGCGTAAAGCTACCAGCATGATCACTATTTGTACTAGGATTAATTTTAAAAAATCTATTTGTTGTATTTGTACTAGCTGCTAATGCACTATAAGTTCCACCAGATGTTGCACTTGACGTAACAGTTGCAGTTGAACCCAATGATCCAGTTGTTACTGCATATGAATATTGAAGAGTAGTACCAGGCTCTGCGTCTGTGGCTGTAATTTCTAAAGAAGTTGCTGTTCCATCAGTTGCTAGTTTATAACCAAGACCAGTAGCTGGAGATGATATAACAGGAGTCGTATTTACTTCACTAGTGAAAGAATACCAACCACCACCATTATGAACATAAAGTTTTTTTGTTTCAGTAACATATGCCAAGTCACCAGCATTTGCTGAGGCTGCAGACATAGCACTCACATTCGCATAAACTGTTACACCACCAGTACTACTGTCAGTAGCTGCTTGACCAGATGCTTGAGTTTGGAATTGTACCTTATTATCGCTACCCTTTTTTATAATAACTTTATTGCTAGCGTCGCCTATGTGAATTTCATCTGCTACAACTTTTTTAAGATTATTAGAGGTATCAGTTATTTTCAAATCACCAGAGTCAGTATTTAACTGGGTAGTGCCAATTTTAACTGGTGAAGTACCTTCTCTACTTGCTCTATCTCTAGCTCTTGACATTTATTCTATTCCTTTATAAATTGGCTATTCTTGCTTTAAAAGCTGCAAAATCTGCTGATGCGGCAACTTCTGATTTTAGTGTGGCCAAACTTATTACTCCTAAATTTGTTCTTGCAGTGGCAACATTATTTAAATCACTTAAATTAGAACCAGCTGCTAATGCATTTGCAACTGCAAACTGAGAAAAAACAAGAATTTCTACTATATCACTTGCAGCTGCTCCACTTGCAAGAGTTACAGTATTTCCACCAGACACTGTAAAATCGCCTTGTTGTTTATTTAGTTTAGAACCATTTAAAAATACTTCTAGATTATCACCAGTAAAGGAAAGAGTTTGTGAAGCTGCATCTGCACCAGTAAATACAGTTTGATTGGAAGTTGCAACATAGTTAAATCTAGTTGGTGAAGGAAATTCACTTCCTTTACCAGTTCCCCTTATAATAATCTCGTCATTGTTTGCTGGTGTATATTGAAATGTTACAGTTCTAGGTGATGTAAATGTATAGTCAGTAGTTGGTGCTAATAAACTACCATTTGCAAATACCATAAATTCATCTATAACACCATATAGATTAGACAATGTATATGCAGTTGTAGATCCATTCCCAGTAAATTTATCTATTTGTATTTGACCTTCACCTAAATTTCTTACAACTATTTCTGAATTATTAACAGGTGCAAAGGTAAATGTTAATGTCGATCCACTTATACTATAATCTGTAGTTGGTGTTAAATGTTGACCATTATAAAATACAACAGCACCATCAGTTGTAAAACTGTTTGTTAGTGTAAATGTAGTTGCAGATCCATTACCTGTGAATGTTTCTCTTACAACATTATTAGATGTACCACCACCACCAGATATTGTAATAGTTTTATCTGCACCAGTTCCAGATGCAGTTACA